GGCCGAGCATTCACGCGGTGCGCCGCTGGCTGAAAAAGCTCAGCCCCGAGGCTCGCGAAGCCGGCCGCCGCACCCCGCAGGAACTCAAGGCGCTGCAGCCCTTCAAGCGCCGCAGCACCAAGAGCATGTTCCCCTGCGAAGTACTGACCGCCGACGGCCACAAGTTCGACGCCGAGGTGCTCAACCCGCGCACCGGCAAGCCCTACCGCCCCGAAATCACCACCGTCATCGACGTGGCCACCCGGCGCATCCTGGGCATCTCCATCGGCGAGGCGGAAACCACCATCAGCGTACTCGACGCCCTGCGTGACGCCATCCAGCGCGGCGGCATGTTCGCCATTTTCTACGCGGACAACGGCTCCGGCTTCGCCAACGACACCGTGCGCGAAATGATCGACCGCCTCGGCGGCACCATGACCCACGCCCTGCCCTACAACAGCCAGGCGCGTGGCCTGGTCGAGCGCGTCCACCAGACCGTCTGGGTCAACGCCGCGAAGAAGCTGACCAGCTACATCGGCGCCGACATGGACAAGCACGCCGGCACCAAAGTGCATCGGGTCGGCCGTAAGCAGCTGCGCGAAACCGGCAGCACGCCACTGATGCCCACCTTCACCGAGTTCATGGCCGGCGCCGAATACGAGGTCGAGGCCTACAACAACAAACCGCACCGTGGCCTGGAAAAGATCCGCGACCGGCAGACCGGCGTATTGCGCCACATGAGCCCCATGGAAGCCTGGGATGCCGCGCTCGCCGAAGGCTGGGAGCCGATGCTGGCCCCGGCCGAACTGATCGACGACCTGATGCGCCCGCAAGTCATCCGCCAGACCCGCCGCGGCGAGGTCACCTGGGCCGGCAATCGCTACTTCATGGACGCGCTGCGCATCTTCACCGGCGAAGAGATCCTGCTCGCCTACGACGTGCGCGATGCCTCCCGCGTCTGGATCCGCACCCTGGACGGCGAGCTGCTCGGCGAAGCCCTGATCGATGGCAACGCCAGCGACTACATGCCCAAAACCATGATCGAGCAGGCCATCGACAAGCGCTCGCAAGGCCAGGTCAAGCGCGGCATCGACAAGATCGAGACGCTGACCGGCACCCGCGTAGAGATGATCGCCCCAAGCGCCGCGCCATCCGCCCAGCTCAGCGCCGAGCAACTGGCAGCGGCCCGGCAGTACGCCATCGACCTGGCGCCGCCGGTGATCGACTTCCAGCTGCCGGGCGACAGCGTGGCGCGCTACCGCCTGTGGAAACAGCTAGAGGTGCGGGTGCAGGCCGGCGAGGCGCTGACAGCGGCCGAAGCGCGCTGGCACGCGCATTACCCGAGCCGTGATGAGTGGGTTTCGATGAAAAGTTTGTTTGACGCGGACCCGAGCCAACAGGCCCGCGCTTAGCACGTTCGGCCTCGGGGAGAGGTCATAAGGAGTAGTAGAAGATGAGTGTTAGCAAAATTGTCGCACTGACCAACGTAGGGCTGCTGGCCAGCGCCATCGAGCGCACCATGGCACGCCCCATGGGCTTGCCTGGGCTGGTCGCCATGTACGGCGCCAGCGGCTTGGGCAAAAGCGTCGGGGCCGCCTTTGCCGCCAACCGTTACCGCGCGTACTACGTCGAATGCCGTGACACCTGGAGCAAAAAGGCGTTCCTGCAGGCCATCCTGCGCGAGATGTCGATTCTGCCCGCCGCGACCCTGTCCAACATGGTCGACCAAGTGGCCGAACAGCTGTCGCGCAGCACCCGGCCGTTGATCATCGACGACGTGCAGTACCTGCTGGACAAGGCCGCCGCCAACGTCCTGACCGATATCTACAACGCCAGCCAGGGCACCATGGTGCTGATCGGCGAGGAACGGGTGCCGAGCAGCCTGGCCAAGCTCGAACGCCTGCACAACCGGGTGCTTGAGTGGGTGCCGGCACAACCCGCCACCCTGGAAGACATGCAGGCGCTGGCCGCTGCCAGCTACCCGAAACTGCGCATCGACGCCGCGCTGCTCGAGGACTTGCGCCGCGCCGTTAACGGTTGCCTGCGCCGGGTGGCGGTCAACCTCTACCGCATCTACTCCGAAGCCGAGGCCATCGGCCTGGACGCGGTCGACCTGCCGCAATGGCAGCAACTTAACCGCGGCTGGTTTACCGGCGAGGCTCCAGTGCGGAGGCGCGCTTAATGAGCAACCGTCAGCCAGTGCATCTGGAAATGAAAGGCGGAAAAAGCAACCGCCAACGCATGTGGGAAGCCATTCGCGCCAACGCTGCGGGCTTCACCGCCTACACCGTGACCCACCGGGCAAGCGCAGATGAAACCACCGTGCGCAGTTACCTGCAGTCACTGCTGCGCGGCAACTATCTGGAGGTGATCGAGGGCCAGCGCCTCTCAGAACAGACCCTGCGTCTGGTCAACGATTGCGGTGCTGAAGCGCCTGCAGTAACTCGCGAGGGCAAGCCAAGCACAGCAGGCAAAGGCACAGAGGCCATGTGGCGCACGCTGCGCATTCTCGGCGAGCTGGATGCTGACGAATTGGCGGCACAGGCATCAATCGCAGTACCCACCACGCGCGCAACGGCCAAGGCCTACCTCAAATGGCTCGCGCGGGCCGGGTACGTGACGCTGGTCAGCCCCAGCAAGCCAGGGCTTTTGGCTCGTTACCGCTTGGCCAATGGCAAGAACACCGGACCACGTCCGCCAATGATCCAACGGATAGGCCAAGTGTTCGATCCGAACCTGGGCCAGGTCGTGTACTGCCAGGCCCCCGAGGAGGACGAATGAGCGCCCAACTAGCCGCCTGGGGCGAACAGCCGCCGCTGTTCGTCTGCCTGCTGGGCGCCGAGGTGGCGCGCAGCAACATGACCAAGGCCGGGCAGCGCATCGGCATGAGCCGCAGCGCCGTCAGCCTGGTGCTCGCCAACCGCTACCCGTCGCCGTCCACGGCGGGCGTAGAGCGGCGCGTACTCAACGTACTGGGCCGCCTCGACTGCGTGGCCCTCGACGCCGTGGTCAACGCCGAGCAGTGCCAAAGCTACCGCGAAAAACCTGCTCCGACCCACAACCCGCAGGCCATGCAGCACTGGGTGGCCTGCCTGCACTGCCCGCACAACCCCACCTGCAGCACCGACAAGGAGAAGCACCATGCACGGATCTACTGAACGCCCACTGAAAGTGCTGACCGCGAAGTTCGCCGAGCGCCTGCAGGTCTTCAACAGCGCCGCCCGCACGCTGCAGGCCATGGGCATCCGCCTGCTGCGCGTCGAGTCGGTCGAGAACCGCCTGCAGATTAGCCCCGCCGACGGCCAGCGCCTGCAGAACCTGCGCGTGACCGAGGGCTACCAGCGCCACGCCTCGGCCGGCAGCACCCGTTACACCGTGCTGTTCCAGGGCGTGACCCTGGAATGGCGCGAACCGATCAGCCACACCCGCCCGGCCGAATTTGCCGGCATCGACCTGACTTTCCACTGAGGACAACCCACATGAATGCACAACCACAGATCCCCGCCGGCTTCCGGCAAGACGGCCAGGGCCGCCTGATTCCTGAGAGCATGATCAAGCCGATCGACATCGAGCGCGATCGCCTGGTGCGTCACCTGGTCGACCGCGCCAGCGAGCTGAGCGGCGATCTGGCCGACTTCAAGGCTATGGCGTTCGGCGACATCCGCGCCTTCATCGACATGAGCTTCGAGGAATACGGCGCCAAGGTCGGCGGCAAGAAGGGCAACGTCACCCTGCTGGCCTTCGACGGCCGCTACAAGATCCAGCTGGCCGTGCAGGAGTCCATCGCCCTGGACGAACGCCTGCAGGCCGCGCGCTCGCTGATCGACGAATGCCTGCGCGAGTGGACCCAAGGCGCCCGGCCGGAGGTGGTGACCCTGGTCAACGATGCGTTCCGCGCCGACACCAAGGGCGAGATCCGCACCGCCCGCGTGCTGGCCCTGCGCCGCCTGGAGATTGCCGATGAACGCTGGCAGCGGGCGATGACGGCCATCGGCGAGGCCTGCCAGGTGGTCGGCTCCAAGTCGTACATCCGCATCTATGAGCGGGTCGGCGATACGGATCAGTACCAGGCGATCAGCCTGGATATCGCCAGCCTGCAAGTGGCGGGGGTGTGAGATGACGCACATCTGCATGCGGGTTCGCTACACCCAGGGAACCTATGCGGCATCGAGCCCAGGGCAGACGCTGCGGGCGACAGCGGTCATGAGCGCGCAAGCGGCCGCCTTGGCCCTGGCCGCAAAAATTTACCCGCAAGCCACGGCTGTTCAGGCCGAGCGACTCCAGACGGCACCCGTCGGCGAAGCCGAGACGTGGCGCTGCCATATCCAGTTCACGAGGAAGGTCTGACATGCAGCGCTTCCACGACACCCGCAACGACCCGCTGCCGCTGCACTCGACGGTTCAGGACGCCGAGCGCCTGCGGCTCGAACAGGCCACCCAGGCG